GTCATTTCCGACCTGCCTCGCCCAGATTTTGACCCACCCCGGTTGATGCCGGGGCGGGGTCAGGGTCGCTGCTCGCGTGCGCCTCGACTCGAGTTGCAGCTGCGATGGGCGGGTGCCAGCACGTCCGAGTCGGGTCCGAAGACGTGATCGGCTGTCCACGGGTCGCCCTCTCTCGGGCCTTCGCCGCAGATGTGGCAGTGGGTTGCGGTCTCTCTTACGAGTCGAGCACGTTCGGGGTAGTCGCCCTTGTAGTGGGGCCGTGAGGCGTTCCTGATTGCTTCACGTTTGCCCTGACAGGTGGGGCAGCGGGTGGTTTCAGTGGTGAGTCGGCGGCATTCGATGCAGGGTCGGCGAATAGGCATGGGTTGATGTTAGGGACCGCCTGATTCGTGAGACAGGACACGGGTGTTACTACGTAACACACCCGTGTCCCTTTGTCTGGCAACGGTTTCAGTTTGGTGTCCCGTGTGCGTGTCCCCGTTTTTGGGGTTAGTTGAGTGGGTCTCTTAGGCGGTTCTGGGCGATGGCTCGGAGGGCTGGACCCCACTGGTCGTTGCGGGCTTTGATGCCTGCGGCTCGGGCTTGCCGGCGGAAGGCTTGGCTGTTCTGGTGTTTGTCGCCTGGCTTGAGGCCGAGGGTGGTGATGAGTCGGCGGGCGAGGTCGTAGGTGTCGCTGGTGAAGGTTTCTTGTTCTTCTTTGAGTCGGATGGGTTTGTGGTCGTCCTCGAGTTGCTCTTCGATGAGTTCTACTTCGGTGGGTGCCCAGCCGATGCGGGAGAAGATGCGGGTGAGTTTGATGGTGTGGCCGTCGCGTTGGAGGTGGTAGACGATGTCGACGTCGTCGTTTTTGGCGCTGGAGCCGCGTTGGCCTTGGGTTTTGCCTTTGTCTTTGCCTGCGTGGTCGGTGCGTAGGAGGGCGACGCCTGCGGCTTTGAGGGAGAGTCCGGTTGTCCTGGCGAACTCGCGGTAGGTGTCGGCTGAGTTCTCTTCGCCTTCTACGGCTCGGCCGGTGGTGTCGATGACGACGACTTGGGCTCCTGTGAGCTCTACGAGTTTCATTACTGCTGCTGCGCCTTCGTAGGTATTGAGCGGTGGTAGCGATGGGATGAGGGCGTAGTGGAGGTGGGTGAGGTCGTCTTCGTTGGTGTAGCCGAGGGTTTCGAGGCGTTCCATCAGGTCTGATGCGGTCATTTCGTAGTCGAGGTAGAGGACGTGGACTTTGTCTTGGGCTGGGCGGCCGAAGATGGGTTTGCCTGTGGCGAGGGCTGCGGTGCAGGCGAGGGCGATGTAGGACTTGCCTTCTTTCGATACGGCGAAGAGTGCTGTCTGGCGTCCGCGTGCGATGAGTGGGTAGGCGATCCAGTCTTCTGATTTGTGGTCTTGGTTCCAGAAGTCTTGCCAGTTGATGAGTTGTTCGAGGAGTTCGTGGGTGGTGGCGGTGGTGGGTGTGGGGTTGGTGCCGAGGTAGGTTGCGCTGGCTTTTTTCCAGTCGCCGCCGTGGCGGGTTTGTGCGTAGTAGCCGAAGCGTGAGTATCCGCCGGGTGGGATGGGTGCGTTGGTGGAGAAGACGATGAGTGCGTCGTTGCCGTTGTGGTTGACGGATGCCGAGATGCCTCGGTCTTTTCCTGGGCGGGTGTAGTAGTCGGTGCCGTTGTGTTGGTAGGCGTGTCTCCAGCCGTCGGCGGTGAGGAGGCTGTGCCAGTCGTGTTGGGCGTTGTAGCGGGTGGATGGCAGGTTGGGGTCGTCGCGGAGTCCGTCGAGGTCGTGGGGTTGGTGGCGGTCTATCTTCGGCTCTACCGTTAAGCGTTGGATGAGCCAGTCGGGTGCGTAGGCGGGTGCTGTGTTGAAGCCGTGTTCTACGTCTTCGATGTAGGGCTTGCCGTTGGGATGCAGGGTTGGTGGTGCCAATACCTGTCCGCCTTCGCCTCGGATGTCGAGTCCTGGGCCGAGGCGTTTGCCTGCGTCGTTGCGGACGTTGATGTTGCAGCGGAAGTAGAGGTGGCGGCCGCCTGACGGGGTGTGCACCGTGACGGTGGGTGGGAGTTCGCCGTGTTCTGCTTCGAGGTCGGCGAGTGTGTCTGAGCCGCGGTGTTGTTCGCGGTCGTCAATGTCGAGGACGAAGAGGTAGGAGTCGCGGAGTTTGCCGGTGGCGATGCCAACACCCCAACCTTTGTAGGTCGTGGTGAACCATGTGGTGATGGTGTCGGTGTCGCTGGTGGCTTTCGTTTGCCACGCTTCGATGCCTGACGGATACTTCTCGCCGGGTGCGATTGGTATGACGCGGATGCCGCGTTGGGCGTAGGCGAGTGCCGCGTTGAGCACGTCCATTCGTTTTCTCCTTGATTGTTATTTCTTGATGATGAGGTGGTTGTCCATCTCGCCGTTGAGCGAAAAGTCGTCAAAATCTGAAGCGTTGAATAATGACAGAAGGTTTTGGTTGAGGTCTATTCTCCAAAGATTTATGTCATTGGATGCCTTGAATCCGACATGGTTTTGTTTTCCTTTCTGCCATAGACCGTATTGTTGAAAACCTAAAGCTTTCCAGAACTTGTTTGATTCCAGGTCGACTCGGCAACGGAGTGTCACTCCTTTGCGTTGGAATGTTTCACAGAAGTCTCGGACGACGGCTATTAGTGCGCTGCCGTAATCAAGTCGTCTGGCGTCATCTCTCACCGCGATTTGTTGGATTTTTGCGTAGCTGTGATGTCCTTTGCCTGGTGTGAGTAGGACGTATCCGACTGTGTCCGTGTTTTTTTCACAGATGAAGACCACGAAGTTGCGTTCTCCTCCGAAGACGTATTTGTCCCAGATGGTTTTTTGTATGAATCCAACTGCTGACGCATTTTCTCGTTGCAGTTTGTCAATGAAAGCGATGTCTAGTTGTCGAGAGTTTCTTACCACTAAATCTTCTTTCTGATAAAGAATGTTGATTAGTCCTGTGGCGCAGTCAAATCTTCCTAGATTCATGGCGTATTTCCTTTTATTGGTTGTTGGCGGGGTGGGTCAGGTTAGTGGTTGATGTCGAACCAGTTGGGCCAGATGTTGCCTGGGTGGAGGCCGATGCGGATGGCGTAGTGGTCGGCTTGGTAGGTGCTGATGGTGGTTTTGGGGTTGTGCCACCGGTTGATGGTTTCGCGTGAGACGCCGAGGAGTTCGGCGGCGCGGGTGGGGCTGGTGGGGAGGTGTTTGAGTAGGTGGGTGGTGTGGTAGCGGGGTTGGTGTGGTCGTCGGCGTGTCATTGGTTGTCGAGTTGTAGGAGTTGTTGGGCGATCCATTGGGCGACGGGTGAGGCTACGCCGTTGCCGCATTGTTTGTATCGGTGGGTGTCTGATTGTCCTGCTGTCCAGTCGTCTGGCCAGCCCATCAACCGTTCACATTCAAGTGGGGTGAGGCGTCGGACTGCCATTGTGGTGGCAATGGCGTGGCGGTCGGTTGAGGTGAGGCTGAACATCGGGTCACCTGGTTGGCTGATGCCTGCGCCTTGCGGCCCGTTGTGGTCTTGTCTGCCAATCATGTTGCCTTGCAATCCGAAGGCGACCATTGGTGTGTTGCCTCCGCCGGTGCCCATTTTGCTTGTGAGTGTTTGGGTGATGCCGTGTTCTGCGATGCGTGCAGCGTCACGGTATGAGTTCTCAAACACGATGGGGTCTTCGGTTGGCTGGGTGACGACGTGGACATCGTGACCGTGCATTGCGTTGAGGGTGAAAGAAACGCCATCTTCTGTTGTGACTGCGTTGCCTTTGCTGCCTTGATAGTTCAGCATCACTGGTTCGGTTTCGTAGGCGATGACTGGTTCATTGTCGCCTCGTTTGACTTCTGCTCGAAGTGTTGGGACGATGCCGTCGCTTGGTTTGGTGCCGAGTCTGACCATTGCACCGGGTTGGAAGACCATCGGTTCTTGCACGATGACGGTGGTGGCGCGTGTGTCGCCTTGGTCGAAGGCGTTGAGTGTGGGGTTGGGTTGGTTGGCGACCCATGTTTCGTCGTCGGTTGCTGTTTGAGGCCGCTTCGATTTGGTGTAGACGGCGTGTGGACCTCGTGCGACGAGCGAAGGTACGACTGGGTCTTCGCTGATGATTGGTTTGTATTGCGCATTCTTGCCTTGATTGAATGCGCCCCGGTCAATGAGAATGGGCGGTTCTTCAATGACTTGTAGCAGGTTGCTATGTGCGTCCTGTCCGTTGTAGCCGTTCTTCATTCGCCAGGTGAGGCTGCCCGCGACATCATCACCACCGCCTCGAGGGCTTGCTGGAGTCTCGCTGGCAGGTTCTTCCCGCGTCGCTGCGCCCGCCTGAGTATCCCTTCGCACGCTTTCGCTGACAGGTAGTAGCGGGTCGGGACATCGTGCTGCGGTTGCAGGATCGAAGACAGAGATGAGGAACACTCTTCGACGCCGTTGTGGGACTCCGAAGTATTGCGCATCCAGCACCCGCCATTCCGAGAAACACGACCCTGCTTCATCCATTTCGGTGAGGACTTGCCCGAAGTCGGCACCTGCTCCGGACGATAAGGCTCCTGCGACGTTTTCCCAAATAGAGATTCTTGGGTATTTTCCATTGGTTAGCTCCCTTAGTTCTTTGATGATTCTGACGCCTTCGTAGAATAGGCCTGACCGTGCGCCTTGCAGTCCTGCCCGTTTGCCTGCGACCGATAAGTCTTGGCATGGTGACCCCCACGCGACAACGTCGATGACGGGTGCGTGGGCGAGGATGTGTTGACCGGTGAGGGTGGTGACGTCGCCCCAACGTGGCACGTGCGGCCAATGCTTCTCCAGAATCTTGGTGGCGTGTTTGTCCCATTCGCATTGGAACACGGTCTCCATACCAGCGTTCTCCAAGCCGAGGTCAAACCCGCCGACACCGCTGAACAGTGACAGGACTTTCATTAGCCGAATGTCCTTTCGGTGAGTTCGTTGAAGAGTCGTCCTGTGTCATCGGTTGCGATGACGATGGCTTCGTCGTGCTCGCATCCCCAATCTCGAGAGAAGCAGTAACGGCTGCGTTGCTCGCTGTCCAAGTTCTCAATGACGTCGTGTTGGTCGCTGGTCGTTGTCCAAGTGGTCATCGGCTCTCCTTGATGTTGGCGAGGTGGAAGGTGACGGCTTCTTTGATGAGTTCGCTGACGCTCATGTCTCGGCGTTTCGCTTCTCGTTCGATGTCGCGTCGGAGGCGTGTGTCGCAGCGGAATGACACCATCGGGTAGGTCTTCATGGTCAGCCGACCTTGACGGTGTTGCGCTTGACTTGGTCGATGTCGTATTTGAGTTCGGCCTTGGCTGCCTGCAACTCGTTCATCCACAGCCAGAGAAGTGACTCTGCTTCGTCGGCAACATCGACGGCTGTTTCTAGTGCGGTGAGGCTGGTGTTGAAGCCTGCGCAGGCGTTGATTGTTTCAATCAAGTCCTTGAGGCGGGTGCGGTCTTTCTTCCATTGGGCTTCGTTGAGCTTTTTCATTTGTTGTCTCCTTGGTTGTGATTATTGATTAGGCGTTGCGCTTGTTGTGGAAGTGGCAGGTTTCGCAAACCTCTGGGTAGTAGGTCTTCATCTCTTCAACTTCTGCATCTGTCAGCAAAGACCAGATGGTGCTGCTGGTGCGGACGGTTTTGAGGTTCGGCTTTTGTTCAACGATGTAGCGAAGTGAACCGCCTGCGTGTTCTATGCAGGTGGTTGCGCCGTTGAGGTCTTGGTAGAACCTTGCCTTGGTGGTCTTCATTGTTTTCTCCTTTGTTGTGTGGGGCTTGTTCCCCATGTATGACAAGGTAGTGGCTTTGTCAGACAAATGCAAGTCTTTCGGCAAGATTTTTCAAGAATCTTGCCAAATGGCGTGGTTATTGGGTTTCGTGGGACGTCATGGGGCTGGGTGGGGTGTGCCGGGTGCAGGTCGGCGGCCCGCTTGGGGTGACGTGGAGGGTGACCTGGTTGGAGCATCGCGGGCAGCGCCACGTCACTCGTCGTCGGTTTCGTCTTCTTCGCGTATCCATGCTCTGGCGATTTTGGCTTTCTGGATGTGTGAGACGGCTTCGCAGAGGCCGATGGTTTCGGCTGCGGTCTGGTTGGGTGATGCTTGGACGAGGAACTGTTGTTCGCCTTGTTCGTCTTCGACGATGGCGATCATGAGGTAGCGGATGCACCAGCCGGCGCCGACGGAGTTGATGTAGAGCTCGAGTGGGTCAGTCTTCTTCGTCATCGCCACCGTCGCAGCATGGCTTGGTGGGGACCGGTTCGCATCCGCACGGTTTGGTTGGGTCGTTCGGGTTCATGTTCTGCTCCATCCAAGGTTGGCTTGTTGCGAGGTAGATGTCAATGCCGTTGTGTTCGCCATGTGGTTCGAGTACGCCTCGGCCGACTTGTACGGCGATCCATTCGTCGAGGGTGAGTTTCATTTGCGGTCGAGGCTAATCGGTGGCGACCAGGACGCTTCCCAATGCCTGCCCGGCTTCAACGCAACTTGGAGGTTGCCTTCTTGGTCGAGTGTGACGAGGAGGTAGATGCCGCCGGTGCGGTAGGCGTTCATGACGTCGGTGGCGTCGATGGAGGCGACCCAGCGTGCGTGGGCGTCGTGGTCGGCCATGACGGTGATGAACTTGGGTGTGAGGTAGTCGTTGTCGGGTTGGGTCATAGGGCTGCGTCCAGTTCGGCGAGTTTGGTTTGTTTGTGTTCATGCACCATGGATAGGCAGCCGAGGTATCCGGCTGCGTCGACGACGGTGTCGCGTTTCCATGTGCCTCGGTCGAGGTTGGTGGAGAGTCGGGCGAGTTTGACGCACACCATGAAGGTGACGGCTTGTTCGACGGTGAGCATGATGCCGGTCATGGTGTGGAACAGTTCTTTGACTTTGTAGTAGTCGTCGAATGGGTGTGAGTATTCGTTTTGGCGTGGCCCGGTGATGAGGTGGTGGGCTTCGGTGAGGATGTCTGCGCCTGCCATCGGGTCGTGGTCGGGTTGGGCGTAGGCGTGGTTCACGATTCTTTTCTTCCGATGCGGTTGATGAGACGCTGAAGCACGTCAACGAGTTGGAGTTGGGATTTGGCGAGGTTGTTGACTTCGTGGCGGAGACGGTCGGTCTTGTAGACCAGCATGCCTACGACGATGCCGTTCAAGAGGATGATGAGGTTGGTCATAGTTCGACACCTTGGGCGATGTGGAGACGCAGACGGCTGATCGTGGCCTCGAGCACCTCAACGTGTTTCTTGTAGGCGTCAATCTCGTGCATCGCAGCGTTGAGGCTGTCTTCCAGGTTGTCGCGGATGTCGGTCACACCTTCGAGCGCGGTGGATAGTTCCGCGATGCGAAGTTGTGCCTCCTCGTTCATTTGGCGGAGCATGTCGGGGTCGTAGGTCATTTCTTGTTCCTCCTGGCTAGTTCTGTTTTGAGTGCTTTGATTGCTGCCTCCAGCCGGTCGACGTCGGTCGGGCCGACGAAGACACGTTGGAGGAACTCGATTGCGTCACGAATCTCTTGCTTCGTCATGTTCGGTGTTGCGGGTGCCCCGCCCCGGCTGACGCAGGGCCAGCCAGAGCAGGGCGAACCACAAGGCCACGACGCCACCGAGGGCGGCGAGCGTGACCTCGGTGGTCACTACCACATCTCCTTGGAGTCGTCCTGCTTGGCGGGTTCGACCTTGGCGGCGTAGAGCTTCGGTGCGTTGAACGCAGCCGACTTCTTCTCTCCGTCACCGGTGTATTTCACCGACAGGGTTGCGCCGACGAGCGTGGAGACGCCCGCCTTCTCGGCTGCTTCGCGGATCGCTTTGACCATCTGGCCGCGCACCCACAGGTTTGATGCGCCGGTCGGCTGGTCGAGGGTGAAGACGAAGACGTAGCGCGGGTCGCCGTTGTCGTAGGTCTTGGCGTTCCCTGCCGGGTCTCGGTCCTCGAGTTTGGTCACCGCGGTGACGACACCCGTGTGGATGTCACCGACCTTGGTGAACTTGAGTGCGGGCAGTTTGGGACCGCCTGCGGTTGATTGCATGAACTCATCTGACATGATGATGCTCCTTGATGGTGTAGTGGTTGCTTTCTGGGATGTATTCCAACTCGACCCGATTCGCGTAGATGTCTTGGAACGTCGACCAAACTCGTTCGGCGTCGATCCATGACAAATCCGCCAGGGCGAATCCTGCACTCGGGTAGTGCTTCCCGGTGCGAAGCGTGCAGATGCTTCTCACCAGGTCTTTGTCGATGTGGCCTTCCTGTCCGGCCACTTCGAGAAGTATGCGTGCGATGCCGACGCGGCGTTCGGTCGGCGGGTTCATGCTGATCGCACCGAACGCTTCGTCGGAGATTTCGCGTATCTCGGCGCGGAGGGTGTCGCTGATTGCGTTGAAGCGTTGCTTCAACACTGCGACGTCTGCGGGTGGAACGAGTTGACCTTCAAGGATGCTCACTTCTTCACCTTCTTCTGTTCGCGAAGTTCGGATTCAAGTTGACCGAGGCAGATGTTGACGGATGCCCACCACTTCTTCTGTTCGGGCGTCCACCGGTCTTTCGGCGTCGTGATGAGTTCACGCAACTCGAAGAACACTGCTTGCACTCTCGGGAAGGAGTGATTGACGTAGGACTTGACGAATGACGGTGACGGCAGATTGGCGCTCACTTCTTGACCGCCTTCTTCTTGACCGCTGGCTTCTTCTTGACGGGCAGCGGGTCGGGGTCGGGCATGAACGGCGCGGAGTGCTCGGTCTCCAACTCGACGATGCGTGCCAGCAGGATGTCGAGCTGCGCTTCGTTCATGTCTGGCAGTTTCACGCCGGGTACGGGCCACGTCTTTTTCAACAGTTCGCGTGCGGCGACGGGCAGGTTGTAGATGCGGGCGAGCGCATCGCTTTGGTTGAGGTCGGCAGAGGCGGCGACTCCAGTTGTGGGCGGAACTCCGTCTGTGGCCGCCGCCTCCGCATGCACTTTGATGTGCAGGTCTTTACGCTTGCGCCAGGCGCGGACGTCCATCGCCATCTTGGCGGCTTCCCACCCGGCGACGAGGTCAAGTTCGTAGAGGTCGAACTTTGCCTGTCCGGCTGGGAGGTGGATGATGACGCCGCGGGTCTTGTCGAGTTCGGGCATCGGTGTGCGTTCTTTGGTGCGCCAGTCGTAGATGTATTCGGCGTTGGCGTACATCGCCATCTGGACTGCGATGGCGTTGATCGCGTACTCGATGTTGCCGGTCTTCAGATCGAAGATTTGTTTGCGTTTGCGGTTGCGGAATCGGGCGATGCGGTCAGCGGTACCTGCGTACTCGTACTTCTCGTTGACGAGCAGCACTTCAACGAGGCGTGGGTCGATGATGACGCCGTGTCGGGTGATGCCTGCGACGTAGGAGTCGACGTCGGCTTGCAGACCGGGCAGGATTGCGGGCTTCTGGCCGAGGTCAATCGCCTGGGTGAGTTGGTGCAGCGCGGTGCCGATGTTCGCTTTGCTCGATGCACCTGCTGCTTCGATTGCCTGCTGGACGATGCGGTCGAGTGATTGTTTGTCGTCGAGGCATGTTGATGCAGCGACGAGCAGGTCGTTGCGATGCACGAGACCTGTCGCGGTCATGCGACCTTTCCACGCGGTGAGTGCACCTTCATCGTCGAGACATTTGGCGATCGTGGTGACGCGGGTGAACGATGTTTCTTTACCGCTGGTGGTGATGATGCGGTAGCGACCCCATCGGTCTTTGGGTGCTTCGGCGGTCGTGAACTCGTCGGCGTTTGTCATTGGGCTGGCGGGCCTTTCCTTGTTGTGGGCTTATTGGGAGTGAGAGAACCTTAGCGGGGCGGTGTAGGACGGTCAAGCATAGCGAGCAGTTCGGCCCACACCTTGGCTGGCATGACCGCATACCATTCGTCGACGTCTTGGCTGCCGCGACGTTTGACGATGACGGTGCCGGTCCAGGCGCGTGCGTTGCCCATCTCGTTGGCGAGCTCTTTCATGTAGCCCGCCAAGTCAATCTTCTTCTCGGCTTTGACCTCGATGCAGACGCCTGGCAGGCCGTCGATGTCGCCACGGTCGTCGGTCCAACCGGCACGGCTGCGTTCGGCGTTCACCCATCCGTACTTTCGTAGCCATTTCGCTACTAAAAGCTCCGCTGCGTTGCCTTTACGTTTATTTGGATGGGCCATGAACCTTGAGCCTACGACGGCGACGTGCTTCCTTGGTGCGTTCCTTGGTGGTGAGTCCACCCCAAACACCGATTTCTTCGTTGGAGATGGCGTGCTCAAGGCATTGGATTCGTACCGGGCATCGGTTGCAGTACGTCTTGGCTTCGATGACGAGACGCTTCACGCCTTCCTCGAAGAAGATGTCGCCTGAGACGCCGTAGCAGAGTGCGTGTTCGTGCCACTTCGGTTTGCGTAGGACGAAGACGTTGTCTTCGTTTGACCAGTTATCGAGTGTTTCGGTCACGGCGCTTCAACAGTTCTCGGAGTTTGTCGGCGTCACGCTGCTGGAAGTATTCCGACCAGATGCGAACCGATTGGATGAAGCAGGCGATGAGCACCGCGCCGAACAGGTAGAGCTCCCACGTCGAGTAGGTGTCGTCGGGGTTCTCTGGTCCTGTCATCCAGAGTCCGATCCACGCGGCGGTGAAGCCGGTGAGTATCCATAGTTTGTGTGTCGGTTTCATTGTCCCTCCTTTGGGTCAGATTCGACCATAGGGCATCACGGTTGCAAGGTGGTGGATGCTTTGCGCCAGGTCGTCCACTGCTTCCAGCCGCCAACCTGCCAGATGGCGAGGGCCGCTCTAGCGGAGGTGTGCGGGTCGAGCAGGTCTTCGCAGCGGGTCACTATTTGCATGGCTTGCAGATAACCGTCGGGCCAATACCGGTTCGGTCGGCACCACGACTTCGTGTGAATCTGCCAGGCGGTCCACGAGACCTGGTTGTCCCCGCGCACCGTGTTCAGGCATCGGGACTCGAAGTAGGTCACCGCCCCGACCATCGGCAGCTCTGCCTCGGGCCAGCCGACCTCACGGGCGATGTCTATCCAGCCTGGGCAGGATTGCCCGTCAGCGACCTCCAGAGGCCGTCTCTGGGGTTCTGGGGCTTGGGTGGTGGTTGTGGTGGCTTTGGGCTTCTGCGGGGCTGTAATCGCTTCTGGTGCGGTCTGCGGGGCTTCTGCCGCCATCGCTGGCATCAGCCCGAGGAAGGCGGCGAAGGTAAGGATGAGGGCCGCTGTGGTGGTTCTCATGGTGTCTCCGTTCTAGGTATGACCGCATCAGCCAAGGAGGAAACTGATGCGGGGCGGTCGACTCGTGACGCCCGCCGAGGCCGAGGACCTGCCGTCATCGAGCCTAGTGGACGCCTCCTTGGCTAATCCAAAGAAAACCCTACCTGAACTCGGTCCGATTCAAGAGCTTCACTTTGACGACCATTCCGACGGGGATGTGGGCGACGGAGTCGATTTGGTCGGTGCCTTCGATGCGGGTTTGGTAGAGGGTGACGTGGTCTGGTTTGCCGCCTTCGTGGGTGGGTAGCAGCCAGCCGACGCTGTGGACGACGCAGGGTGTCGGGTCGATTTCTCCGATGTGGAGCCAGCCTTGGTCGTCGCTGTGGGTGTCGTGCCAGGTGATGAGGGCGAGGCTGCCGAACTCTTCTAGTCGAGCCATACGACGTACTCCCCGGTGACGCGACCCTTGTCGGGGTCGATGAAGTGGAGGCGTTGCGATGGTCGTGATTGGGCGGCGAGATGCTCTGCGGCGTAGGCGTTGGAACTCTCCGGGCTGCCGGTGATGAACACGCGGTTGCCGTTGCCGATGGTCGCCGAAATCGGGTTGTGCCAGTGACCCATGTAGCAGTCGTCGAACGCTGGTACGACGCCCGCAGCCCACGCGGATACTCGTTTGATGATGCCGAAGAGCGGTGTGCCCGAGTAGGTGCGTATTTCGTCGCCGTGGACGAGCAGCACCTTGTAGGCACCGATGGCGAAGTGCTGGTACCAGTTGTCTGATTGTTGCCAGGTGACGTGGGCGATGTCCTTGGTTCTGTCTTGGACGATTCGGTATGCCATGCGGTCGACGTTGTCGCCTTTGGGCATGACGCCGTATTTGCCGATGCGGCCGTGGTTGCCGAACTCGCAGACGACGCGCACGTGCTCAAACTCTTGAGCCAGGTCGCGGACCAGTTTCTCGATGATGCGTGCGCACTCGAAGAGCTGCTCGAACAGGTGTGCCTCGATTTCGTAGACCTGCGACTCGTAGATGCCGACACCTTCGACCATGTCGCCGCCGAGCATCAGGACTGCTTCACGGACCGGGTGGTCTTGGCGTTGAATCTTCGTTATCTCAACGATTTTGTCGGCGAACAAATCCATTCGTTTCGCCAGGGTGTCGATGCCGTAGGTGACGGTCTTCTTGCCCAACTGCCAGTCGGTGGCGTGGATCAACGCAACTTCGGCCTTGCGGCGTCGCTTATCCACGGGAGGGCGCTTGACAGCGAGTCCTCTGCCGGAAGCCTTGGCGGCCTCATACGCCGCTGTGTAGACCGCGTTGACGAGGTCGTCGGTGCGACGCTTGTTTGCCGCCGCTTCCTGCTGGGCTTTCTTGAGCAGTCGTTGGAGTTCGTCGAGTTCCCGCTGGTGGTCATACGCGGTCACTGTTCGGCCTGCTTCTGGATGTCGACACGTATCCGCTGGATTGCGGAGTACGAGACGTTGAAGCCCGAAGATTTCACGACCCGACAAATCACCGACGTCGAGAACGACCTGTCCAAGCAGGCTTTCTGAAAGTCCTTCCAGCCTTCCTTGCCGAGATGTGCTTCCAATCTCGTCTCGGTTGACGTGACGTTAGGACGCTTTGCGGCCTCCGACCTTATTGCGTCGAACAACTCTCCCATTCCCTGTCTCCTTTATGTGCCACTCGAGGTGTGAATCCACCTTACCCTCGACCCGCTGAACCGTGGTGGATACCCGGTCGAGGGCATCCATGACCGCCCCGTGGTCCCGACGGTTCTCCTTACGGAACATGGTGAGCAGGGTGACGATGACGGTACCTACCGCCGCCACCACCGCGGAGATGACGAGAGCCCAACCCTGGTCAAGCATTCGGATTCACCAGCCTGATGTGCCACGGCTCGGCACCCTTGCCGTTCGCATCGCCCAGCACCTCGTGGCTGAAACCGAACTTCTCCTCGTTGGCGAGCAGCCACTCGAGTATCGGGCCGCTGGCGTTGGCGACGTCGACGGCGATGCCGTAGAGGTGACGTGAACCGCGAGCCTTGTCGTTCGCCGGGTCGTCGATTGGTGCAGCCATCGGAGCCATACCCTTCTTCAACCACCACGTCCGACCTTCCCACGTGCGGCTCGACTGACCTGGAATCTCACGCTTCACATAACGCGCCAAGAACCCGGCCTTCTGCTGCTCGATGCTGCGGAACGTGTCACCCGACGACGTCGGTTTCAACGTGATGCCGTCAGCCTGCGCGGCCGCAACCATCCGTTCCCAACGCTCCGCCGCACATTTCTCGAGCTTGCCGCCACCGGTGATCGGCACCAGCATGTCGGGTGTTATCTCGGACGGTTTCTTGCCTTTGAGATGTTCGCACCAGACGACGGGTTTGACCGGCCAGTTCGGGCGTGGCATGCCACTACTTCTTCTTGGCTGGTTTGCCGAACGCCTCGGCGATTTCTTCGGTCGTCAACTCTCCGTCGGTCGACGCGGCTGCGAGCTTCTGCACGACCTGAATCACCGCCATGAAACCGGCGAGGGCTGCGGCTTTGCTGACGCTGACACCGAGCACGGCACCACCGGTGACCGCGGGAAGGGCGTTGGCGAGGAACAGCGAGAAGAGTCTCTGGCCAAGGTCGAAGAACTTGGCGATGGTCGGATTCGATTTGATGCTCACTTCAGTCGTCATTGTCTTTCTCTCCTTCGGTTGCTACGCCTGCCAAGTGTAGTGCGAGCGAAAGAAACGTGAAGAACAACGCCCAGTTCTGCACCGCCCCGGAGAGCGTCATGATGGTGATGGCGGATGCTCCGAGGGTGAAGCCGAGGGCGAGCATCTCTTTGCCCAATCTGTTGAACATTACTTTCTCCGCCGCAGGGCTGGTCCGACAGCCACAAGGCTATTCGCAACGGCGATGAGTGTGCGACGTTGACCGACGTCAATGTTCTGGCCGACCATCCGATAGGAGTCGAAGACGCCTGCGAACACGTTGACTTCTTCCTCGAAGGCTTCCTTGACTTCTTCGGGTGCGTCGTTCAACGCCTGGGCGATTGCCTCACCCTCGACTGCGGTGAGCAGTTCTGGTTCGATTGCGGCGAACACTTCTTGCAGTTGCTCGACTGGCACCTCGTCTAGTGGTGCGGTGGTGATGACGTTGACTGCTTCGGCGACGGAGGGTTCAGCCGGGACGACGTAAATCGTGGTGCTGGGAACAGGCTGGGCGACGGTCGTGGTCGTGGTCGTGGTGGCTTCGGTGGTGGTGGTTGCAGGTTCGGTCGTGGTGGTCGTAGGAGGAATCGTGGTTGTGGTAGTTGGCGCGACAGTCGTGGTGGTTGGTGCCTCGGTCGTGGTGGTTGGTGCCTCGGTCGTGGTGGTCGGCGGTTCAGTTGTCGTGGTCGTAGTTGTAGTGGTCGTAGTGGTGGTTGAAGTCGTGGTCGTAGTGGTAGTTGGGGTAGTGGTCTCGGGCGGAACATAGACCGTCGTCGTCGTGGTTGTAGTGGTGGTTGAAGTCGTAGTTGTAGTCGGTGCTTCGGTGTTCGTCGTCGTCGGCTCGGTCGTAGTGGTCGGTGGCAACGTGGTCGTGGTGATTGTGGTCGTTGTCGGTGGCTCGGTCGTAGTCGTCGTTGCCTCTGTCGTGGTGGTGGTTGCCGGTGGCTCTGGCTCGAAGACGCTGAACCATGATTCGGGCGCGGTGGCCCAACCGTTGCCGGTGTACCAGAGCAGCGTGACGTGCGCACCGCCGCCGTTCTCATACCACCACACGGTGAGCTCTTTCGGTTGACCGTCGGAGAAGTCTGCGTCGACAGTTTGCCCGCAGCCGCCGCCACGGTCGTACCAGTCGTCGATCACGAGCGTGTCGTTGAGATACATCTTTGCTCCATCGTCGGACGCGATGCAGAGGTAGTAGGTTTCGTCGGTGGGCGGGTCAATCCAACCCTCGAACCTGATGACGACATCCTCGGAGATGTCGGTGCCCATGATCGGGCCGCCGCCCCACTGATACTCGATGCGTGGGGCTACGCCGGTAGCGATGATTGGGGTGGTTGGTGGGAGTGGCGGGCTGGCGTTGTATTGGTTGAACTGACCGGTGCGATTGTCCCAGACGGTGTATGCCAACCCAGGTTGGTTATCCGCCTGTGCGGGTGACGCGAAGGCGAGAAGTACGGCGGGTAGGGCGATAAGCCCTCGTTTCACGCTCCGAGGAGTGCGGCGACTTCTGCGTCGGTCAAACCGAGAGCAGCGAGTTTCGTGCGAGCCGAGGCCAGAGCAGCGGCTTTCGCGTCGGCTGCAACCGCTTCGGCTTCGAGTGCGGCGTTCATGTCGGCTTGAGTCGCCTGCATCTCTGCCACTTCGTCGGGTGTCATGTCGCGTAGGACGCCGTTGTGCAAAGTTTTCATGTTGTTCCGAATCCGTAGATGGTGTAGGTCATGGTGATCGTGCCGGTACTCGGCGTGAAGATGATGCCGTCGAACTGCGTCGAACTGTTCTGAGTACCTGTTCGTGACTCGGAAACAAGCGAGTCCGTGTTGTTTCCAGACTGTTGATTGTATTGAAACCAAAACGGTGTAGCGGCTGCGATCTGCGGTTGGTAGATGTAGAACGCGAAGCCGCTAGGAAATGCGCCGTTTGTTGCAGTCGCGACAACCCAGTTGGACTGCGTATGACCACGAGCGCCAGACAGCGTGCCATCTGCAGCGGTGATGCGTTGGTAGGCGTAGTTCGCCGTCGTGGTCACGCCACTGGCGCGCAACTGTACGCCGACAGTGCCGGTGCTGCTGGTACTGAATGAGCCGACAATCAGATAGTTGCGATACGTCGAGGTGAACACGCCATCATCGGTCACTGTTGCAGCTGCCGTTTCGGTGGTCTGTGCCTGCACCACCGCCAAACCAGATGATGGTGCGGTGCCCCAAGTGACCCAAGAACTGCCGTTGTACGATTGCAGGCCGACGGATTCAACGTACACAAGTTGACCTTCAGCCAACGTTTTTTCGCCAGTGCCGCCGAACAATGCGTCACGTTGAGCGGTACCAGCCGCAACTGGAATACCCGTGTTGATTTGATTCACCTGTGCAGCGGTCAATACCTGACCAGCGGTAAAGGTGGGAACTGTGGTCTGTGCATTGGCTCCCATAGTGATGCTTATCCTAGCCCAACATCGACATCGTTAAGAGCAGAAGTGTCCAGGATGAATGCGGTCAGCAGTTGCGCCTGCCCGAGCCCGAGCGTCACCGTATGGCTGTTCGGTGTGATGTTGTGAGTAATCTGCTCGACGAACATCGTCTTCTGCACCGTCGTGGGCGAGCCGACGGTGAAGCTCTTGGTCACCGACACCAAGTCACCAATCTCCAACGTCGAGACCGCCTCGGCGTTCGCCGCCGACAGCCCGTTGAGCACGACGCTGATTTCGTTGAAACGGAACACTGGGTCTTTGTATTTGTCACGCAGGTTTTGGGCGAGTGTTGTGCCTGCCGCGAGGGTGGCGAGTGGTACATCGTTGAGGCTCAATGTCTGGATGCCGAACTCTGCTTGCGAGGTGGCGTCGGTTGCGGTCGCCAGGGCGAGACCCTGCACACCGATCTGGATGTTGTTGTAGAGGGTCTCGACTCCGTAGCCGACGGACAACGCCTGGTATGGGATGGCGGTGCCGCCCGAGTCTCCGAAACTCAAGGTTGCGGTGCCGAACGTGAAATCGATGGTCGGTTGGAATGTTGCGGTTCCGCCACGGCTGATGAAGAATCGGCCGTCTTCGGCGATTACGACTGCGTCGATGGCGGATTTGACGTTGTCGTTGTT